CAAGTCTGAGGCCAAGTATTTCCTGAATGGCAAAGAAGTGAAGAAGGAGGCCATTGAGTGGATGGTGCGTCCTAGCTATTGGAAGCATGGAGACAAGCCTGATGCTATGACTGTGCGGACTGAAAACGTGGAGGTGCTGTAATGCAGAAGGTTAAATTTGAAGATGTCCCCGTTGGAAAGATGTTCTATTTCAATGTCTGGGATGGCCTTGGAAAGAGGCATAGATTCATGAAGGTCAAAGATATGTGTGGAAATTGGAACGCAGTGTGGATGACAAAGTATAGAGGAACTTTGTGCCATTTTAATAACAGTGATGTGGTAGAATTGGAGGGAGAATAATGGGACTGCTAAAATGGATTTTCCCCATTCTTGACAATGAGCGGGATGAAGAAGAACTGGAAGATGAAATCAGTATGCTTGAAGAAGAGGAGGATTATTAAATGAAATTGAATAATAAGAAAAAGCCTGACCTTGATAATGAAATCAGTGTTACCCTTACTGAGCGTGAATTTCTCATGCTTACTGTAGCAATCAGACGGATTTCTCCCGCAGATTGTGCTAATGCTGTGTCGGTGGATTTTAATGTCAACATTGGAACTCCCTGTGCTGTAGCGGATGAACTGTTTCCCCTGTGTTCTGAAATGAGAGATTCTGCAAAGAGTCTTGGATATACTTTTAAGGAGGATTAAAATAATGAAGTTTAAGGTTGGAGACCGTGCAAAGATGACTGAAATGACTGGTGGTTATGATTTCAGTAATGACCCCATTACAGGGTATGTGACCGTGGCTAAGGTTACACCGAACTATTATGAGTGCTTTGTAGAGGGCTATGATGACCCTGAGCCGCTGTGTTTCTATGAGAGTGAACTTCTTCCCATCGGGGAAGAGGAGGAGAAGAAGGAAGAAAAGATTCCTAAGTACAAGGTTGGTGATGTTGTCAAGATGAATGACAAACACCCATATTTTTTTGATGGTTTTGAGAAAATGGATGGAACGATGACTGTAGAGGAGGTTCATTATACCCCCTATTCTATTCCACAGTATCTCTGTAGTATCAATGGTTACACAGATGAGGTTGACAAAGAGTTTTTAATGTATAAGGGGTGTCTGAATTTTAGGGAAGAGTGGATTGACGGATATGCTGAGAGCTTTAAGCCCGGTGATATTGTCAAGATTAAGGGAGACCATGAGGACTTTACATCGTCACTTGATGGCTTGTATGGAATTGTGACAGAGGTAGAGGATGATGATTGTGAGGTGGCTGTGTATAGCCCCTTTGCAAAGAGAATCCTGTATTGGCAAGTCTGGAAGCGCAACATAACTAAGTGTTAAAAATCCAAAGGGGAGGCGGGGGAAAGAAAAGAGTACCCTGTCTCCTCTATATAGAAAATCTCCTCTTGACAAATAATAAATAGTGTGGTATAATAAAATAAAGATGAATGAGATAGCTACACAAGTGAATGATGAACTTTGTAGTTATTTTTTCTGACTTTTTAATACTATGAAAAGCCAAAAATTTTGGCGGGGCGGGAGGAGAAAAAATGCCAAGTATAATAGAAGAAAAAATGACTAAACCCATTGTAAATAAAGGATTATCATATAAACAAATAAGATTTATAGATGAGTATATTTTAAGTGGTGTAATAATCCAAGCATTAAAGAATGCAGGGTATAAAGGCAGTGATAAACAATTGGCTATGACTGGTTCTCGATTGTTACAGCGACCTGAAATTCAATCCGAAATAGAGCGTAGAAAGTCTGAAATCCATTCTGCCACAATACTTTCAGCCAATGAACTGATGGAATTATATTCCAGTATTGCACGTGGAGAAGTGCTTGACCAATTCGGATTAGATGCTAGTTTGAAGGATAGAATTGCCGCCATGAAAGAGCTTGCCAAGTATCAGATAGAAATGCCCATGAAATTGGCAGAAAAACAACAGCAAGATAACACTCTTACAGTCAAATTGATTAGAGATTGACCTTTTCTTTTGTGCAAATTGCACAAAGGGGTGGAAAAAATCCCTAGGGATATATAAATGCCATTTGTGCAAAATGCACAAAAATCAGGTTATTTTAGAATATTTTCAAAAAAGTGTTGACAAATGCTGTTTTATCTGTTATAATAAGGGTACAAAAACAAAGGAGGAACACCCTTATGAAACAGAATTACACATCTGCCAACACTTCTATTAATAAAAATAAACTCCCTGTGCTATATAAAAAGATTTTTTTACTCGGCTTTGATAGTGTTCTCGACTACGGCTGTGGCAAGTTCAACAACGGTAAAGAGTTCTGTGAAAACATGGGTATTCAGTGGTTTGGCTATGACCCTTATAACCGCACTGAGGAAGAGAATAGAGAGGCTTGCACTGCCCTCTTTGATGCAGTTCTGTGTTCCAATGTTTTGAATGTGATTGACAGTGATGAAGTCATTCAGGGCATTGTAAATGAAATTGTCGGAACTGCACGACCTTACTTCTTTACAGTGTATGAGGGCAACAAGAGCGGAGAAGGCTGTGTGTCCATGTGGGATTGCTACCAGCGCAATGAGAAGACAAAGGACTATCTGAGGTTCTTTCCTGAGACTGCCGTGGTACGGAAAGGTGTTATCACTAATGCCCCTGAGCTTGTAAAGTGATTGATAGCTACACACTTGAAAATAAGGAGGAAAAAACGATGACTACAAATGAGTACAGAAAGACCATGATTTCCGTTCTCACCATTATTAAAAAGGAATATGAGGATGAACACCTGGACAACAGCCCGTATAAATTGGGCATTGTTAGGGGTATCCAGCTTGCCATTGATAAGCTGGATTACAGTAAATTCTTGACGGAGGAGGACTAACAGATGGATTACTTTATTCAGATTTTCAGTGGTGGATGGATAGTCCGAGATATGACGGGGAAAATCGTGGTGAAGTGTCCTACCTATGAAGAGGCACAAGAATGGATACAGGAACAAACGGAACGGGACGAGATGAAGCACTGGTACAGGGAACACTTTTAAATATAGTATCATGAGCCTATTTATTGTGCAATATGCATAATATATGGGCTTATTTTTATGCTGATTTTGTGTATTTTTATATATTGACAAAAACAACCACACGGGCATACCCTACACTTCGATGTAAAAATAATTTAAAAATTTTTTCAAAAACCTATTGACAATTATATTAGTATCTGCTATAATGTAATCAACCTGAAAGGGAAATAAAACCGAAAGAGGTAAAAAGAAAATGAAAATCACACTTTCCACTGGAAACAAAAAGCTCACTGCTAATGACAATGTAAAGTTCCTTATTTGGAACATTCCCGCACAAATTACTTGCCCCTTTGCAACAGAGCATTGTAAAGAAAAGTGCTATGCTAAAAAGGCAGAAAGACTTTACCCTCAAGTGTTACCTTGCAGAATGGCAAACCTTGAAAGCAGTAAATCCGCTGAATTTGTGGACAACATGAAAAATGCAATCGCCCACTATATCAGCAAAAGAACATGGAAAGACAAGACTGTTTATTTCCGTATTCATGAGAGCGGGGATTTTTACAGTCAAGCCTATTATGATAAATGGGTTGACATTGCAACAGCGTTTCCCGGTGTCCTGTTTCTTGCCTATACTAAGTCCCTTAAATTTGTTCTGAATAGCAAGAAGACACGCCCCACAAACTTGATTATTAGATATTCTTTGTGGGACGATAGCCCCGCAGAGGACGCTGAAAAGGGTTGTGCAATGTTTCCTACCTATACAGCGGAAAAGCTGACTGGGGAAAAGGTAAGGGCATTGGGTGAAAGGTATTGTGATTGTAAAGATTGCGGAACTTGTGGCAAGTGCTACAATACAGAAGTAAAGGATATCGTTTGCAACATTCATTAAAAGAGGCCGGGAGAAATCCCGGTTTTCTTTTTTAGCAATAAGTTAAAATTTTAACAATCTTTTATAAATGCCCAACACCCTACATTTTGATGTAAAAATTAAAAAATAATTTTAAAAAAGTGTTGACAAGTTCATTTTTATGTGCTATAATTAAACCAGAAAATAAGAAAGGGGTTAGCTCAAATGAAAAACACGATTCACTACACAAAGGACAGAAACACAAGGAAAGCTTTTATTGAAGCTCACATTGGATATGGTAAGGCAGTACAGATTGAGGTCATTGACAAGGGGCACAAGAACGGGAAAGAATTTCATGTTCTGACAAACACGGGAATCATTGAGGTTTATAACTACTTTACGCACAAGCACATTACAGACATGGTAGCAAGGCCGGGGCAGATTAAAAGAGAGTTTGACGAGTACACAAAGGATATTATTGATAAGGCTAGATATCATGTGAGAATGGGGTGGAATCATGTATAAAGAATTATGGGCTATTATAGCCCGTATAGATAGCACAGAAGCCGCTAAAAACGCCATGAATAGATTAAAGCACTCAGAGGGAATAAACGATTATACATACCTTAAAATGGTACAAGCTATAGAAATGCAATATATAAGATGCAGGGGAAAGTAAATCCCCTGTTTTCTTTTTCAGCTCATGGGTTAAATTTTTAACAATCTCGCAACACATCCAAATGTAGGGTGTCACATCCTTCTGAGCTGGTTGTGTAAGATTGTTAAAATAATAACTTTTAAAATTTTTAAAAAAGTGCTTGACAAATGTTTCTGATTGTGCTATTATATAATCAGAAAGAGGGAAGGAAAACCCCACAAACCAGAAAGGAAAAATAAAAATGAAAAAGCTTAACGGTTATTTCCCCATCGAGAACGACAGAATCAAGGTTGAGAACATTGCCTCCCGCCGCTCTGGTGAGCCTGTCAAGAATCAGTTCTGCATCTACAACAGCATTAAGGGATATCGCCTGTTTCAGTCCTATGAAACTTTGTGCATCCGCTGGGACTTTTTTAACAAGGTGTTGACCATCTATCCCGCCGCCTTTGATTACAGCATGACAACAAGCAAATACAGCAAGGTTTTCCTTGAAGACTATTGTGGTTTTACCCCTGAGGAAGTCGAGGAAGTAAAGAAGATTGCAAAGGCTGAAAGCTTTAGTGATGACTGCCCCTTGTGCATTCAGAAGTAAAAGAGATTAGCCCCTACGGGGGCTTTTCTTTTTAGAAAAATAAATAAAAATTTTTATAAAAAAGTGTTGACAAATCCATATGTCTATGTTATACTATAATCAGAAAGGGAAAGGAAATCCCAAACACCAGAAAGGAAAAAGAAATGACATATAACGATGCTATGAGAATTGCAATGCAGTCTTGCAATGGCACAATGGATGATATGATGAACATAGCACAAGAACTAATGAAAGAGGTGGACACATTGACAGAGTGTGATACTTCAGAGGAAGAAAGGTGGCAAATGGAACATTGCAAAGGGTGGTATGAATACTATTAATAATTAAGGGGCTGATATCAGCCCCTTTTATTTTATGCTTTAATGAGATAAAGTACCCCATAGGGGGGGTGGCATACCCCTCCGGGCCAGTTACCACATCACAACATTTTTTCTAATTTTCTTTATTATAATTCGCCTGAATATTTTTTCTAAATTTTCTTATACATGATAAGGGCTGTCTCTTACTTTACCTTCTGTATTGCTTCTATAATATAGTCCACTACACTCTTTAAGCTGTCAACTGTCCACTGTGCATTCTCATATGTTGCCATTTTTGCCACTTGCATTTCGATTAATGCATCCTTAGACGGTATAAACATCAATCCTATGAAACAAATTGCTATAACAATTACTGAGGCAATACCTATTTTCTTACATAGCAAATTCCACTTATTTGGCTTAAATGTTCCTTTCTCTCCATGCCAGTTATAAAAATCTTCAAGGTCAGAAAAATAGCTTACTATGAAAATAGCTCCTGTAATAACAGCCATAATCATTAAGACAAGCATCGCTGTCTTTATTCCATCAACAACATTAAGCCAATAAAACCAACTAGGATTAATAATATAATTCATCTTTCCATCCTTTCTTCTCGCCTGATAAACTCTCTATTAATGTGTGCCTGTTCCTTTGCCATTTCTGCAATTAGATAAAATCCATATAGAAAAGAACAAGCCAAGATTATATAAATTATGATTTCAATGATTATCACTTTCTGCCTCCTGTTTCAGCCAGTTTAGCCACGCATCTTTGCAGGCTTTTCCAAAATTCATGCACCCTTTCCTTAGTGCCGGGCAACCTAAGCAATCTTCTTGATGTTCGTAACACCAATCCGCCAACTCCTCGTCAGTAGCATTACGGAAATACTTTTCGGCGTTGGTCTGCCTCTTCCGCTCTTTTGGATAGTCCAGATATGGCGGGTAGTCTTTTACGAGGGTTATCGTTCCGTTGGTGGTGTAGTAGTTGTTCACGGCACAGGTGGTACAGTTTCCGTCACAGTACGCCCAGCCCTGTCCGCACTTATGGATTTCTGCCATCACCCGTCCCCTCCTTATCAACAAGGCTTACAAGTTCCTCAATGGCATCTATGGCTTCTGTCACACAATCAAATACCTCTTGTGCTACTTCCTGTGTTACTATTCCATTGTAATCTCTCATGGCCTTGCAACGACTCACTAGTTTCTCATAATCACGCATCACTCTCCACCTCCGTCCATTTTGGCTCCGCAGTTGGGGCAGTAGCGATAGCGATACATCTTCTGTTCGCACGATTCTTCTGCGTGGGAGCATTGTGAACACCATATCGCTCCACAAGCATCCTCTATCCAATGCCCATGCTTAACCTCCACCACATCGGCGGCGGGGATTTCATCGAGGCGGTCATTGCTATATGACAAGTTCCAATCATCCATCCATGCGGCTTCAATCAAATCTCTTACCGCTTCTCGCTCAATGTATTCTTTCATAATATTCTACCTCAACCATTTTTGTTTTCTTTTCAACTTGATATGGGGCTGGTGAAAAATAATTATTATCTTGCATTTCAGTCAGTCCCCTTCGCCATTCGATTGCATATAGTTTTCCATCCAATTCAATAATGGTGGTGACTTCTCTATCCCATCTATGGTCATCCCCCTCAAATTCATCAATATAGTTACCATAGTCAATCAGGGATTCAATTTCATCCTCAGAGAAATCTAGTTCATTATTTCTAATTTTTTCAACAGCGTTATCATAGTCAATTTGTGTTACCATGTGTCTTCCTCCGTATCAAATTTACCTTCTTCCCACCATCCAATGCTTGTTTCTCCTGTTACACTATTTCTTAGAATTTGTACAGTACAATTATGGTGGATTTCTTCTTCATCAAAGATATTCATTTTAATATCTGTTATATTATTCATCATGGGTTTCTTTTTCTGTTATATCCATTTCCTCACCACAATATTGGCATTTTCTGTATTCATTTATAGCATCAACAGGCCAATCATCTGGGCAGATTAATTTAAGATTATTTCCACACCTTGGGCAATCAAAATTCAAGAACAATTATTTTCCCCCATTCTTAGTTTACACTCTTCCTCATTTGAGAGATATCTTATTTTAGCTCTTAATTCATCTGCAAACTGATGAACCTCTTTTGTGTCAAAATAGTCTTCCCATCTTTTTATGCTCTCCCACAATTCATTGGCATCAATATGATAAAACTCATTCGTCATCTTCTCCCCATCTTTCATCCCAATTTTTCATATAAGCACCACACCACGGACAGAACGGTGTTCTAAGCTCAAAATCCATAATACTATATCTGCATATGGAACACTCCATCGAATCTACAAATGGAGATACACCTTGCCACTTTCCAACAACTGAACGCTTTATGTTAGCCGTTTCATCAATGCTATGATTTCCAATCATTATTTTGTTAAATTTATTATTATATAGCATTTTTTGGAGTGTGTATATATTACACCCATTGCAGTCTAATTCTGTACAATTTCTGCAATCAATCACTTCCATAGGATGTTACTCCCCCTTAAAGTCCTTATATTTAATTTTCACAATAACACGATTGCCACATCTGTCTTGCAGTTCCACCTTGGGACGGGCAACAATACCTTCCATATAGGCAGTTCCAATTGTGGACTTAGGATGCTTCTTTACAAAGTCAATTCCCTCTTGCAGAGTGCCCTCAAACAGAATGGGAACAATCTCACAATCAAATGCCTTTGCTACTTCCTCAATGGTACTACGAGGCTGATAGTTACCATTAATCATTACATCAAACAGAATAAAGGACTGGTCAGGACGATAATTGCCCCCACTTTGAATTTTAGCACCATATCCTTCTCCAAAGAGAATAACTTCCTTATCTCCAAACATCTGCTCAAAGACTTCCTCAGCAACATCTGTATTAAACTTGCTGTCAAGGAAAGAAAGCAGATGGGGAGGAATCTGTGCCTTATTAGTCCGTCCCATAAAGTAGATATTATGACCATCCCACATGATACGGATATTAGTGCCATCAATCTTTTCTGTCATCTGCCAAACATTATCTTTCAGATATTCAACAGTGGGATTACGCCACTGACCAATAATCATTTTATTCTTACCAAACATTTCACGCTCAAAGAGAGTTTCAATCTTATGATATTCAGTCATTCTTATCCTTCTCCTTTAAATCCTTTTTCAGTCTTTCCATTTCTACCCAACACAACACCCAAAGAAGGTTGTCTCGCCAATCTTTTCTTTCAAATTTGGTTTTGCACATACCATCTTCAAGTAGATGCATACACTCAATAATACTTGCTCTCGTCAAAGTTCTCTTCCTTTCTCTTATGCTTTTTCTTTCTCAGGTACTTCTTACGGTTTTCTTCCTTAGTACCTCTGCGCTGAAACATGAGATATTCTTGTAGTTCAGCATTAGTCTTCTTCAAATCGCTTTTCTTCCAAGACCCATTTTGCATATGCATCTTCAAATTTATTCCTTCCTCTATTATTGTATAGCATTGGACACTTCTCTTCTATATCGTATGATGAACAGAGACACCCATATAGGTCATCAAAATATGGACATTCCCAAGTCTGACAATTATTTGGCACTGTTACTCCTCCTCAAAAAACTTGACTCCGTTTATTTCTGTAATAAAAATTTGAGACTCATGATAGGAACTATAACAATATTTAGGTGCATAAAAGATTGTAGCATTCTGTACCGCTAAATACTTCTCACCAGCAACAAAGATTGCATAATAAGCATCCATTGCTTCATTAGAAATAACATTAGACGGATAAGCGTAGTGATACATTTCCAACATCTGTCTAGGCGTGTACTTCCAGTCATATTTTTCACAAGCATTATACAGACATTGGGTAACTGCTAAACAAATCACTCTATCATATCCACCCTCAGTTGTGATTACCCTGACAATATATTCATAATCAACATTTGCCTCTTCATCTTCATAAGGATAATCAACAGGACTTGCAAATGCTCTAGTGTCTGTATTATACACCTTTTCTTCCAATGTGTCAAGTCTTTTTCTAATAATTTTGTTATCAATTCCTGAACAAATTACAGACACTAGTAAAACAATGACTGTTAATACTGAGATAATTCTACTTACTGTATCCTTCATTTTTTCTCCTAACTTAATGTCTTTAGATATTCTTATTACTTTTTATAGTTGTTATTTATTATTAGCTCGATTTTCTAGATGTAGAAAACCTGATTCAAGGTTTTTATTCTTCCATAGTGAATTTTCTTCCACATCTATGACAATATTGGTCTGACAGCTTTACACGGGTATTGCATGATGTACAGAAGAATGTGTCCTTAAATCTTCTCTTCTTTATAGGTATCTCTTTTAATGCCGCTCTTTTAGCTAATTCTAATGCAGTAATGTGTTCAAAGTCTATGTCTGGACATTCTTTTCTAATGTCCTCAATCAGTTCTATAAGTCGTTCTTTTGTCATTCTTTAGTCCTCCTTACATTTATTAGTATAACACATTACTTTACATATGTCAATTGTAGAATTTAACAAAGTTATGAGGTCATTTTTGTGCAAAACAGTTAATTTTGACTTGACAAATACTATATAATGTGATATAATTCTATAGAGAAGGGGTGAAAAAGTGCCAAATATTGATTTTAAGTACAGTGAGCATATCATTCCAAAATACTATGATTTACTGGATGACATATTAGACCACAGGCATACACACTATAAGTTATTTGGTGGTCGTGGTAGTACAAAGTCATCCTTTATTTCTATTGCCATTCCACTACTGCTCATATCAAATCCTGATATTCATGCTTGTGTATTTCGTAAGGTTGGTAATACACTAAAGAGTTCTGTTTATGGACAGATTCAGTGGGGAATAGACCAATTAGGATTGTGGGAATATTTCAGAATGAAAGTCAATCCAATGGAAATAATTTTCATACCCACAGGACAAAAGATTATGTTCTTTGGCCTTGATGACCCCGGAAAGATTAAATCTATAAAACTTCCATTTGGATACATTGGCATTACATGGTTTGAAGAGGAAGACCAGTATAGCGGAGAAGAAGAGCTTCGTAAAGTAACACAATCTACTATGCGTGGTGGAGAAAAGTTTTGGGATTTTAGGTCTTTTAACCCTCCTATCTCTGCCGCTAATTGGGCTAATAAAGATGTTCTTATTCCTCGTGATGATACATTATGTTTAAAGTCTTGTTACCTAGATGTTCCTAAAGAATGGCTAGGTCAAGCATTCTTTGATGAAGCGGAATGGCTAAAAGAGATAAATCCAAAAGCCTATCAGCATGAATATCTTGGTGATGCTATAGGTGATGGTGGTAATGTTTTTGAAAATGCTAAATTAGTCCAGTTTACAGATGAACAAGTAGAGACATTTGACAAAATATATATGGGAATGGATTTTGGGTGGTATCCAGACCCAACTGTGTGGATTAAATGTTACTATAACAGTAATCATCATGATTTGTATATTTTTGATGAATATGTGGCAAATAAAAAGAGAAATGAAGAAATTTGGGCAGATTTACAAAACCTAAAGGAAGTCACAACCTCTGATTTAATTGTGGCAGATAGTGCAGAGCCAAAATCAATAGCAGACTTCCGTGCTTATGGTTCTAATATGCGTGGAGTGGAAAAGGGACAAAACTCAGTAGATTATTCTATTAAATGGTTACAAGCATTAAACCATATTTATATTGACCCTGTTCGTTGCCCATTTACAGCAGAAGAATTTATTGAATATGAGTATGAACGGGATAAAGATGATAATGTTGTCAGTGCATATCCTGATGCTAATAACCATTCAATAGATGCCACTCGTTACGCCACATCTTACATTTGGAGAAAGAAGGGACAGTAATGATAGAAGTAAATTATCAAGGCACAATTTATACTGGAAGATTAATGTGCCTACAAGCTGTAGAACAATCTTTCTTTTCTCCTGATGGAATAGAAACATTTCAAAATGTTGGATATGATTTAACACTAATGGACGCAAATGGAGCAATAATTTATCTATTTATTGACAGTCCAACTTGCATTACCTTTTTAGGAGGATAAAATGTGGAGAAAGATATGGTATGCAATAAGGGGGATTATCGAAAAAATGTTTGGTAAGACAATTGAACAGGCATTAAATATAATGCCAATTATGTCAAGTAAGATGGAAGATGCCATTGATACTTGGGATAAGATGTATCGCAATGAGGCTGAGTGGTTACATGAACCATCTGTTGCAAATCCTGTAAAGATTGTTTCTTTAGGAATCCCCTCATTTATTGCAAGCGAAAAAGCCCGTTGTGCTACAATAGAAATGAAATCTGTCATCACAGAACCAACGGTTGCCGTGAGTGGCGATGATGAACAAGTAACAGAGAATACACCAGTCAATTCAAGAGCTTCATATCTAAATAAACAGTATCAATTACACCTAATGCCACACATTCGCAGAGAACTAGAATATGGTATTGCAAAAGGTGGATTAATCTTTAAGCCATATGTCTACAAGGACACAGACATTGCTTTCACCTTCTGTCAAGCTGATGAATTTTATCCTATCTCTTTCGATACTGCTGGACATATGACTGAGGCGGCATTCGTTGAAAGATTTACTAGTAAGAATGTTGTTTATACTCGGTTAGAGTACCATAAGCTAAATGACAATAATAGTGTTACGGTCATTAACAAAGCTTATAAGAGCTACAAGAATACGGGAATAAAAGATGAATTAGGCACAGAGATTCCTTTAACAGATGTTCCAGCATGGGCTGGTATTCAGGCAGAGACAACAATAAATGGTGTTGACCGTTTGTTATTTGCTTATTTTAAGATGCCTGATGCTAACACTATTGACCCAACAAGTCCATTAGGTGTGAGTGCTTATGCTCGTGCTGTTGATTTAATTCGTGAAGCAGACCTCCAATATTCCCGCTTGATTTGGGAGTATGAGGGTGGACAAATGGCAATTGATGTTGACCGTGACGCACTAAAGGTTGTTGATACCCATATTGATGGTAAGTTAGTTCGTCAAGAAGTTCCCAATATTTTACAGTCTCGTCTGTTCCGTAAGATTGACCTGAACAGTGATGAAACTTATCAAGTGTTCAACCCCTCTCTCCGTGATACAAGTTATATTTCTGGATTAAATAATATATTAATGCGGATAGAGGACACTGTTGGATTAAGCCGTGGAACTCTTTCTGACATTACTCGCAGTGAAGCTAAAACAGCTACAGAAATGTTAATTCTTCGTCAGAGAAGTTATTCTTCAAACTCTGACATTCAAAAGGCACTACAGAAAGCATTAGAAGATGCTGTCTATGTTATGAATGTCTATGCCTCTCTGTATAATTTAGCACCAGAGGGCGAGTATAGAGTTTCTTATGAGTGGGATGATAGTTTAATCAATTCCCCTGAGGAAGAGTTACAGCGCAGACTTCTTTTAATGCAATCAGGACTTGAAAGCAAGATTAATCTGCGTATGTGGTACTTTGGTGAAACGGAAGACCAAGCTATGGCACAGCTTGCTAAGGTTCAAGAGGAAGCATTACAAAATGCACAGTTACAAGCAATTGCTACTGGACTTGTTCAAGCACAGCAACCACAGAGTTCTGGACAGCAACCACAACAGCAACAACAGGGTGGGGGTGTTGAAGAATGAAAGGTGGATTAAATCAATCTATTGGGGTTACATTTGATTCAATTGATGCATCTGATATAAGAAAGGTGAAGTTTATATTTAGACAAGTTAAAAATATGAACGGGGCAATAAAAAAGGAAGAAGAATATGATGCATCAGATGAATCCTCAAGTGTTGAATTAATTGATGGAATGTTTATTGTTCCATTCTCATTAGAAGACAGTTATTTATTTAGACAGAATACACCGTTTTATATGGATACAAAAATATTCTTAAATGACACAGACAATAACCCTGAAACTGAGATTGTTGAGCTTTATATGAATCAAACATTGTTTAGAAAAGAGGAAGCTTATGAGTGATATTTATATGCCTACGGTGAAAGTGTCTACCACCCCCGTTGAAAAAGTTAGTGGTGATTCATCTGATAATGTTTTTAGGGTCACATTTACAATACACCCTCTTAACCGAATTACTTGTGATAAAACATATGATGAAATCCTTTCTGCATATAATAGTGGTAAACTAATATTTGGTATATTGGATTTTACAATAGGTGGTAACATAGTACTTGGGTATTCATCTGGTTTTGAAAACATACCAGAGTCAGGAGATTTGGGAATAGATATATTTGCATTTAGGTTTATTGGAGTTACAGAAACAACTCTAAGTTATTCAACAATATCTATAGATGAGAATAATGAAATATCAAAAACAGATTATAGCTATCAACTTACACCCATAAGTTAAAGGAGTGACAAATATGTTAAGTAATAAAGTATTTGATGTATTAAAATGGATTTGCATGGTGTTCCTTGGAGCTTTTGGAGAGTTATACTTTGGATTAAGCGGAGTGTGGAATCTTCCTCTTGGAGAGGAAATAAGGCAAACTTGCCATTATCTGCAAGTCTTCTTAGGAGTTTGTCTTGGAATTTCTACTATTCAGTATAATCTGAATAAAAATCCATTAACTCTTCCAGTTATTGAAGACAAAGATTATAAGGAGGAAGATGAAACATGACCGTTGAACAGATTCGTCAAAAAGTAGTTGACATTATGACCTCATGGATTGGTACTTCTAGTCATCAACAGATTCTTGACATTTATAATTCTTATTCCCCACTTCCTCGTGGACATAAGATGGTCATGAGTGATGCTTGGTGTGCCGCCACAGTTTCAGCCGCATGGATTAAGGCTGGTGTTGCCAAAATCTGCCCCATTGAATGTTCTTGCTCAAAGCTGATTGAGCTTGCTAAAAAGCTGAACATTTGGGTTGAAGATGACAAGTATGTTCCAAAAATCGGTGATGCCATTCTCTATGATTGGGATGATGGAAAAGATTATGCCACAACAGATGATAAGAATGCACCTGACCATGTTGGTATTGTCTCTGCTGTATATGAAACCTCTTTTGTTGTGATTGAGGGCAACATTAAAATCAATGGTGTTCGTCAAGTTGGTAAGCGTACCATGCAGGTTAATGGTAAGTATATTCGTGGTTTTATCTGTCCTGATTATGCTTCCCTTGCTACAAAGAAGAGCATTGATGAAATTGCCCATGAAGTTATCCGTGGTCTATGGGGCAATGGATTAGTCAGGCGTACTCGTCTGCGTTTAGCTGGCTATAATCCTGATGAAGTCCAAAAGCGAGTAAATGAACTTCTGAATAATCAGAACTCTTACTTTATTTATACTGTTAAGTCTGGTGATACTTTAAGCAAGATTGCTAAGAAGTATAATACAACTTATCAGAAAATTGCTAAGGATAATGGAATTAAAAATCCCAATAAGATTTATGTTGGGCAGAAATTAAAAATTTATAAGTGAGGTAAATTATGAATAATTTATCAGATTACAAGTACCCTGAGTTTAATGAAGACTTTGAGGGTATGATACCACAAAACAGCGGTGGTGGCGGTGGCGGGATGTATATTATGGACACCAAACTCTTGGTGGGTGGCGAGACCGAGGGTGATGCAATCGTTTACGCGGATTTCGACAACCTTGTCAAGGCCATCCGCAACAACCAGCCTGTTGCCTTCGGCGGGGAGCCGGGGCAATACACCCTATGCCTGTCTGCGGATGCCTCGAACTGTGCATCGCCCCCGGAAAGAGGGGACTATGTGAGGCTTTCCGTCCCTCAAATTAGCGATGATGGTCTTAATGGTGTTGTGACTATCCAAATTTACAAGAATGCCCCTGACAGTGGCGGAGGCGGCAAATCTGGCAAGTAACTCTGGATGGGGAAATATAGTAAATGAAAACCGAACAAACCATAATGTTTAATTAATTTTAAGGAGGATAAAACTAATGTTTGATTATAAGAAATATTTTCTTTATGCCCCTGATGAAGAGGTGTCTGATTCTCCAATTCTTCCACGAGAGTTTAGTGAATTTCCTGAGTGGGATGATTTAGTTGTTGTTCCTTATGATGGAATGAATCCTTTAACTGACGCACCAGCATCACCTGCTGAGGCTGCACCTTCGCTAAATATCTAATAAGGAGATTAATGCATGGAATGGAAAGAGACAGCAATTAGATTGTCCAATAATGGTGAAAGCTATGGTGACATAGCTAGAACCCTTAGTTCTATGGGTTATTTTGACAATTTACCACATAAGATTGTATATGATAGGGTGAGAAGGTTCTTACTTTCTCATTCTATCACAAAAAAGATGAATTGTCAAGCAGTTTCTCAAAATTATACCCCACAAAATTTTATTGGGGATAAACAGGGTATAAAAGAAATTACCTTTGGACTTATTGGTGATACTCATATTAATAGCAAATATACCCAATTAACAGCATTACACCAATTCTATGATGAATGTTTTAATAGAGGAGTTACCACGGTGTATCATTGTGGTGATATAGATGATGGTGAGCAAATGCGTGTTGGGCATGAATATGAACTGTATAACCACGGTTCAGATGAACACATTGAACATATTGCACGAGTTTATCCATGTTACCCCCCTATAACAACAAAGTTTATTACGGGAAATCATGATTCTTCTATCTATAAACATTGTGGTTGTGATATAGGTAAAAGATTATCTGAAATTAGAAATGACCTTGTTTATCTTGGAAGAGATTGTGCTGTTATAAATCTTACAGACAACTGCACTCTTGAACTCCGTCATCCTTGGGATGGTTCTTCTTATTCTATTTCATATAAACCACAAAAAATTGTGGATAATATGCTGATAGAAGAAAGACCTACCATTATAGGAATTGGTCATTATCATAAAGCTGAGTATCTTCCTTATCGTGGTGTGCATACTTTCCAAGTGGGATGTTTTCAAGGTACTACTCCCTTTATGCGTGGAAAGGGATTATACTCAAATCTTGGTGGATGGATAATCACGGTTAAATTTGATGACGATGGAGTAATAAAATCTATTATTCCTGAGTTTATTTCCTATAAGGAAATCCCAAATGATTATCGTCAATATGCACAAATTTAAGCAACTATTTTGTGCAAAACAGTTAATTTACACTTGACAAATATATGATTATGTGTTATAATTACAAATGTAAAAAGTAGGTGAACTATGGAAATAAAAGGAAAGAAAATCCGCTGTGATTGCGGAAAATGGGTTGCTGTCCAAAAAGATGGTGACTTATATGTATGGTGCAAAAAGTGCAAAAAAGAAGTAAAACTTCCTAAGATTGTCATGGA